TGGTGTTCGATGATATCGACCAGGCCAGCGGCATCCGCCTGTGCGACATGGAAGTCGACGTTCACGAAATCACCGAGATCCTCCGCACGGATGAGGACGGCGGTGAAGCGATTTTCTTCGATGCATTGCTGCCGCCGCGCGACCGGATTCGTCTCGTCGTCCATCGCAGTCGCCAAGCTGTGACGCTGGATGGGCGGGTCCTGGATTTGCCCTCGCAGATGCTCGCCCTGGTCCGTTTGTTCGCCGAGCACGCAGTGGGCCCTGACCCAAGGCTGAAAAAACAGGAAATCGAGATCAACACGGGCCGTGAAGCAAAAGAAATCATTCGGGATCTGCGCAACGCGCTGATTGGCTGCGGCCTGACGCGCGTGCAAGTCGACGAATTATTCGTTTCGGTTCGGGGCATTGGCTATCGCCTGGCGTTGAGCCGCGAAGAGATCGAAATCGCGGGCTGAGCCCGCGACACACTTTTCTCACACCAAACACACACCACAAACACACCAACGGAAGGCAGCGGTCGGCCAAGTTCGGAGCAAGAGAAATCAAGCTTCGAGGACCCCGACCATGCCCCCCAGATTATCCACCGCTGACATTGCCACACTGATCGACGAGGCCCATCGCGCGGCGCGTCGTCTGCACCGCAAATTGCATCTGCCACATGCTGATCTCGAGGACCTGTCCCAAGATCTGCTGCTGGACCTCATCTGCCGCTTGCCCGGGTTTGATGCCCGCCGCGGCGGCATCGGCGCCTTCGCCAATATCGTCCTGCGCAACCAGTCGTCGCGGATCGCAATGCGGATCCAGCGTCAGCGCCGCGAGCAAGGCGGATGGATGCTTTCGCTCGACGTCCCGATGGCCGGCAGTCGCGAGCCCCTGAAAAACCTGCTGCTTGAAGAGGATGGCCTGGCCAGCTGGTACGGTCAGCGCCCGTTCGACATCGACATGCAGCATGCAAGGCTCGCCACGAACTGCGCGCTGGCCCGCCTGCGCGACGATGACCGTCAGCTCTGCCGCGCACTGTCCCGGCTCACTGTGTCTGATCTGGTCGCACACGGGGACCTCAAACGCGCCACCCTCTATCGCCGGATCTCCGCCCTTCGACCTGTGCTCACCGCTTTCGGTCTCGGCCCCTACTGGGACGGTTTTGAGATCGCGTGAGTAGAAGCAAGGCGAGGAGGCCAGCAACATGACCACTGCAACCATCACTACGATCCGGCCGAAGGGTCCGCTCACGGAAATCCAGTTCTGCGCCTGGGTGGCGCAGGCCATGCCCGGTGACCGTCTGGAATATCATCGCGGGTTTCTGGTGCTTGATACCTTCCACGGGCTTTCCAAGCTTGGTGACAACGAGCGCAACGAACTGCGCCTGTTGGGAACACGGGCGTTTTGGACAGAGGCCCAAGGTCTCGTCCACCTCGTCCAGGAGCGCCTCGGTCCGGACCTGTTTTCCTATCTCGCGATCGCGCGCCCCAAGACGCGCAGTTCAGTCGGTGCCGTCACGCAACTGGCTGCCGTCGCCGCCTGACCCATCCCCCCAAAAAAAGGAACTCCGATGACCTATCCCCAAAACACCCCGAGCGTGGATGACATGCTCAACATGCCGACCGGCGATCTGGCGCAGATGCCGGTGGAATTGCTGGCGGCTCTGCAAGGCGAACTTGACCACGCCGCAAAGCAGCTGAAATCCGCCACCGCGCGGTTCAGCACCGCCCTTGAAGTGCGCTACGCCACCCGCGCCGCTGAGGCGCGCCGGGCCTGCGGCAAGGATACCGGCACCGTGCGCCTCGCGGACGGCGATTACACCGTCGTGGCCGATCTGCCCAAGCGCGTCGACTGGGACCAGGAGAAACTGGCGCAGATTGTAGCCAACATCGCCGATAGCGGCGAAGACCCAGCCGAGTTCATCGACACCAAGCTGACCGTCTCGGAGCGCAAATACGGCGCGCTGCCTGAGGCCTGGCGCAAGGGGTTCGAGCCCGCGCGTACGGTGAAGACCGGTGCGCTGAAGGTCACGCTTGAGCCAAATGGGGATGCGCAATGACAGCGCTCAGCCCCATTCCACAGACGATCGTGGGTCTTCCCGGCTTGATTGACCGGGCGGCCACTATGTTGGCCAGCGCCAAGACTGCGGCTGAAGTGCTTGAGGCCCGTGAGGCTGCCGGGCTTGCCTACGACATCGCCAAACGTGCTGCGCGTCTGAAGAACGCAAAAGCCGCCCACGACGACTTGGTCGCTGCGGCCCACCGTGCTCAGGCTGATGCGCTGGAAATCGAGGCGGCTGCCAAGCGGCGGTTGGCGGATGAGTATGATGCGGCGCAAGCGCGCGGTGAAATCGCCGGACATGGTGGCGGTCGGAATTTCAAGGTTGGCGACCCCAACGTTGAAACGCATTCCGATGGACCAAACCGTGTTGGCGACGACAACGCGATCATCACGGTGGCTGACCTTGGTCTGCGCCGCGATCAGATCCACGAGGCGCGCCAGATACGCGACGCTGAGGCCGCTGATCCCGGCATCATCCGTCGCACACTGGAAGAAAAGCTTGAGCGTGGCGAAGAACCGAACCGGGCAGCGCTGCGCAAGATGGTGGTCGATGCCGCCGTGCGAGGCATGCGCCCTCAGCGCAAACCCAGTCGTCGGAACCCGCTTTATGTCCCGCCGACGCCACAACAGGCCGCCTGGCAGCATGTCACCGGCACGTTCCGCGCCTTCGCTGAATGGGCCTCTGACGACAATCTCGCGTTGGCTCGGGACGGTTTGCACGAGGCCAGTGACAGCCATTTTCACCATCTCGACGTCGCCGCCATCGCCGCGGGGTCGAAAGCTTTCACCAAAATCAAGGAGTGGTTCGATGCTTGACAGTCAGTCAGCGGCCTTTGCCGAACGTGTCTGGGAGGTGGCATCCCAGCTTGGCAACAATGCCCCAAAAATAGCCGACGATATCATGGGCGCGGCGTTCCCGTTGACCTGTTCGCAGGCACGTGCGGAAGGCGCGATGCGCATGCTGCGCACCGGGATCATTTCCGAAGTGAAAAGGATCCTGCGAAACCGTCAGGACGTTATGAACCAGACGGATTTCGCCGACCGATGCGACGCGTTTGCGCCGCTTGTCAGTGACCTGCGCTCAAAATCCTACTTCGTTGAAAGCGCCGAGGAATATGTCGCGGTCCCGGACCTTATTGAAGACCCGGAACTGGTGAACGATGCTCGACGCTTCATGCGGCGTAAGGGGCGTGAATGCCTCGCCGAGGCGGACCGGCTCGACGCGCTTTACATTGCCGTGACTGGTGACGCGAGTGCCGCTGATATGAACGGTGAGGTGCTGTCATGACTGGCGCGCTTCCCATTATCACGGCCGATCAGCGCATGGCTGAGCCGCGCGGCATCAAAGGCGTCATCTTTGGTCCCTCGGGCATCGGCAAAACCAGTCTGCTTTGGACGCTGTTGAACTCGACCACGCTGTTTTTCGACCTCGAGGCCGGGGATCTCGCGATCGAGGGGCTGGCAATCGACGCCATCCGCCCACGGACCTGGACAGAATGCCGGGATTTTGCCGTGTTCATCGGCGGGCCCAACCCGGCACTGCGCGCCGATCAGCCCTATAGCCAGGCGCACTTTGAGGCGGTCTGCGCCAAATACGGCGACCCGGCGATGCTGGCCAAATACGACACGGTGTTCATCGACTCCATCACCGTGGCAGGGCGGCTCTGCTTTGGCTGGTGCAAGGGTCAGCCCGAGGCGCTGTCCGAGAAGACCGGCAAACCGGATGTGCGCGGTGCCTATGGGTTGCATGGCCGCGAGATGATCGCGTGGCTCACGCATCTTCAGCACACCCGTGGCAAGAATATCTGGTTTGTCGGCATCCTCGATCAGAAGCTCGATGACTTCAATCGCAAGGTGTTCTCGCCACAGATCGACGGCTCCAAGACTGGGTTGGAGCTGCCCGGGATCGTCGATCAGGTCATCACCATGACCGATATTGCAGGCGAGGATGGAGCGCCTCAGCGCGGATTTGTCTGTCACACGCTCAATCCCTGGGGCTTTCCCGCCAAGGATCGGTCCGGGCGTCTCGACATGGTCGAACCCCCGCATCTTGGAAGGCTGATGGACAAGATCCGGGGCCCGCTCATCCCCGCAGACCGTCGCCTGACCTTTGAGGCCCCGCAGCTGCCGACACCGCCAGCGGCGCAGGCCACCACCCCCTCCAATGACACCCCCAACTGAAAGGACTTCACCCATGTCTCTCTGGAACGATTTCAACGACGCCCAATCAAACAGCAATGTCATCCCCAAGGGCACGCTGGCCAAGGTGCGCCTGACGCTGCGCCCCGGCGGGTTTGATGATCCCACCCAAGGCTGGACCGGCGGTTATGCCAAACGGGGCAGCACAGGGTCTGTCTATCTTGATGCCGAATACACGGTGCTCGAAGGGCCCTATGCCAAGCGCAAGATCTGGTCGCTGATCGGCCTTTACAGCCCCAATGGTCCGAACTGGGCCAATATGGGCCGCAGCCTTGTGCGGGGCATTCTCAATTCGTCGCGTGGCATCTCGGACAAGGACAACTCTCCCGAGGCGCAGGCCCGACGCCGCATCAACGGGTTTGTTGACCTCGATGGTCTGGAATTTATCGCCCGGATCGACGTTGGACAGGACACTAACGGCGAGGACAAGAACGAGATCAAGAGCGCGGTGATGCCTGACCACCGCGATTACCTGCAGGTGATGGGTCATGTCGCGGCGCCTGGCATGGCACCGCAGATGCAGCCCCCCGCATCCGGGCCGCAGCATCAGGCACCGGTCGCTCCCTCTGCTTACGGTGATCAGGCACCGGCCACACCTACGCCTGCGCAGGGTTATCCCGCACCAGCGTCACAGCCACAATCGCAGCAGACGCCCGCGCAGCAAGCGCCCGCCGCACCAGGCTTCTCGGGCCGTCCGAGCTGGGCTGAGTGAGGGGGCAGAACCATGCGATTGCGTCCCCGCCAGAAACTCTTCGTCGAGCGCAGCCTGTCTGCGCTCGGCAC